TTATATTAATATGCCTGAACCTGTTGATTTAAAAATGTATGATAAAGTTAAAAAAAATGTATATAAGCGAATACCAAAACATAGTGCTTATAGAAGTGGAATAGTAGTCCAAGAATATAAAAAGAAATTCTCTCAAAAATATGGAAGAAATAAAAGTCCATACAAAGGTAAAAAAACTAGAAAAAGAGGTATTTCAAGATGGTTTGATGAAAGATGGACAAATCAACGTGGAGAGATTGGATATAAAAATAAAAATGATGTTTATAGACCAAGTATTAGAATTAATAAATATACACCAACTACCTTTAGTGAATTAGACAAAAAACAAATAAAACGCGCTAGAACTGAAAAATACAGAAAAGGTCGCGTAGCAAAATTTAAAAAAGGTGGTAAATGGTCTTTAAAATATAAAAAAAGTATAAATTGTAAAAATCCTAAAGGATTCTCTCAAAAACAACATTGTAAATATGGAAGAAAAAAAGGAGGTGCGAAAACACAAAAACGTAAAACAAATGGAGTAATTGTTTTCAAAGATTACCCAGATTTTACACCGAATTTAACTCCGAGAGAAATATTTAAATTAGGTAGTTTTGGAGGTACTTACTGGAGACCTATAAAATCTAAGTTTTTTAAAAATACATTAAGAAATTATCATAAAAAATATCCCGAATCTTGGTGGAAAGGTATACCAAATGAAGATTTAGTTTCTCCAAAGTATGATAATTCTAAAAATAAATATAAAGTAAAAGTTGGATTATCATTAGAATACTGGGAATCTCATGATTGGATTAAAAAGACAAGTCCATATGGATGGATGAACTGGTACTGTGATTTTTACAACGGTAAAAGAAGTAGTGACGACAGAAGACAAATAACTAGATGGAAACAATTAACAGGACCTAATGGTCGTTTTAGAAAATTTTTAGTTACACAAATATTAAAAAAAAGAGGTAGTTGGAACGATACAACAACTAGTCCCAAAATAAGACAAGTATTACAACATTGGGGATATAAATTAACAAAATCAGATTTTGATAAGGAAATTAAATTACGTCATAGTTAAATAAAAAATAGTATTAATTATTTTTTATTTAATTAATTATTTAAATATACAACATACGTGCTGAAACATTTATTTCTTTATTTTGTTTAATAAGTTTATTTACAATATCTGTAGTTACCTCAAATGGAAATTTAACCTCAAGAGACATTTCATCCTCAAACAGATTTGTATCAGGTTTCATTAGTCTATATAGATTTAATTTGGTATGAACTATTTCAAGACAACGTTTTAGATTACGCATACCTTCCTCTTTATCTGTATATTGTTCAATAATATACTTAATAACTTCATCTTTAATTGTAATTTCTCCTTCATCAAATTTAACTTGTTGACGTATAGAAGGTAGTAAATAGTTCTGTGAAATAATACATTTTTGTTTTGAATCATAACCCTTAGTTTGAATACGATACATTCTATCTCTCAAAATAGGATTAATACGTGATTCATCATTATAACTAAATATAAATAGACATTTACTTAGATCAAAATCAATTTCTGAAAAGTATTTATCATGAAATTGACTATTTTGACTTGTATCTGTCAAATGTGTTAAAATACCAGTGATTTCTTCACCCTTTGGTGTATCACTAATCTTATCCAACTCATCAAAGTAAATTACAGGATTCATACACTTACTTTTAATCAAAATCTCAACAATTTGACCCCATGTACTTCCTTCATATGTGTAAGAATGACCTTCTAGTACACTACTATCTGTTGCACCACCAAGTGCAATAAATGAGAAATCTCTATTTAGAATTTTACTAATTCCTTCTTTTACAAGAGTAGTTTTACCAGTACCCATAGGACCTTTAATAGCAATAGCAGATCCAACCGATTTGGGATTTGTAATAAACTGACCAATCATTTGCATAATCTGCATTTTTGCATCATTTAATCCATATACAGCATCATCTAGAGTTTTCTTTGCTTTCTCCATAAAGTCATGACACTTATCAACACCATCATCTGCACATACAGGAAGTGTTTTATATGTATCAAATGGAATTTTCATAAATGTATCAATCCAATTTTTCATTTTGTAATATTCACCTCCTCCTGGTTCAATGTAACGTAATGCATTAATACGTTTCATTGCAGCAGACTTAAAATGCACTGGTATTGTACTTTCCAATAGAGAAATACGATAAGGTTTATCTATTGTCATTGCACTATTAATCTTTTCACATTCAGTCATTAATACTTTTTGCTTTTCTGGTTCAAGCTTTGCAAAATAATTTTTATCTGAAATATTACTTTTATTGCGCAATAATTTTTTAAATTTTGTGGTATTTTCCTTAGAAATCTTTTTAACTGATTTTTTCTTTTGTAATTCAAGATCTTTAATTCTTTCTTTACATTCATAAATAGAACGTTTAATAGACTTACTATAACTACAATTTTCAACTGATTTCTCTAGTACTTCAAGTAGTTCTTTTTCAGAAGAAATCTTATCATCCATACTTAGTTTTGATAGCTCTTCCTCTTCCTTAGATTTCTTAATTTTTGAAGATTTTCTTTTAGGTTGTTCATCATCCTCTTCCTCTTCATCATCCTCTTCATCTTCATCTTCATCTTCATCATCCTCTTCATCTTCATCTTCATCTTCATCGTAATCACTATCATAATCACTGTCTTCTTCGCTATCATAATCACTGTCTTCTTCGCTATCATAATCACTGTCTTCTTCTTCATCATCATCTTCTTCTTCTTCATACTTACGACCTTTTTTAGACTTAACAAAATTAGTTACATAAAAGTTAAACTTGTGTTCTTTCTTCTTAGGTAATTTTTTATTTTCATTATTTTTAGATTTTACTTTTTTACTTTCTTTTAATTTCTTTTCATCTTTTAGTTTTTTTAATGCATTTGCTTTTTCTTGAATATACTTAGAAGGAAATAATTTAGTTAAAAATTTAGTCCAAACTTCTTTATCCATTGCATCCTCTTCACCTTCAGATGACGAGCTATAATCTTCTTCAAATTCATCACCTGAAGAATCATCGGAAGCATATTTATTTGCATCTTTTTTATTATCTTTTTTAATAGAATCTTTTTTAGTAGATGTTGGCGTAGAAATTTCTTTATTATTGACCATGATTGTATTATATATTTATTATATGTGATTTCTATAAATTCAATTTTATATTAAATATTTATTTTTAATAAGTGATATTTAAATTTATATCATTATTTACAGTTTTATTACCATCTTTATCTGTAATTATTTGTGTAATAGTTTTTTTTCCATTATTTATTTCAGTAATAGTTTCTATTTTATTTCCATCTTTAAATGATGTATTTACACTTTTTGTATAACTAAATATATTTACATTTGGCTTGGAATTATGTTGTCGTGTATTATTTATGTTAATATTCATATTTTCAAATACATCACTAAAAAAACTATCATTAAATGCTGATGAAAATATAGAAGATCTATTAAAGAATTGTTTAAATAATTCTTCAGCATCTACAAAATCATTATTATTAAAATTCATATTATTTGAAGAATTATTATATTTATTTCTATTTGTTAAAATTTGATAGGCTTCAGATATTTCTTTAAATTTTTCAGAAGTGTCCTTATTAGGATTTTTATCAGGATGATATTTTAATGCCATTTTTTTATAAGCTTTTTTAATTTCTTCGTCAGTTGCATTATTATTAATACCTAGCAATTTATAATATTTATCCAGCATCTATAATAATTTAAGATATTTATATTTATATATTTATTAATAAAATTGAATAATAATATAAATATAATCACATATATATAATAGATGTCTATGCAGGAAAAAGAAAATGTATCATATAATCCTTCTAAAATTATTGGTATTCAATTCAGTATTTTATCACCCGATGAAATAAGACGTTCTTCTGTTGCCGAGATCACAAGCAGAGATACTTATGAAAATAACAAACCAAAAGTAGGTGGATTGTTTGATCCACGTATGGGTGTTTTGGAACCAGGACTTGTATGTCCTACGGATGGGTTAGACTATATTCAAACACCTGGCTATTTTGGTCATGTTGAATTAGTTAAACCAGTTTATTATATTCAATATTTAAGTATAATTATGAAAGTATTAAAATGTGTTTGTTTTAAATGCAGTAAATTATTGATTAGTAAAGAAAAATATAAACAAGCATTGTTTATGCCATGTGATAAAAGATGGAATTACGTATATAGTTTATGCTCTGGTAATAAGCGTACTCGTTGTGGTCAAGATACAGATGACGGTTGTGGTTATAAACAACCAGATAAATATAAAAAAGATGGTCTTGCTACTATTAATGCAGAATGGGATAATATTGAAGGAATAGATGGAAATAGTGATAAATTAAATATGAAAATAACTCCAGAATTAGCTCTAAAAATATTTAAAAGAATATCAGACGAAGATGTAACATTTATGGGGTTTAGTCCTTTATGGTCTAGACCTGATTGGATGATATGTCAAGTATTTGCTGTACCTCCTCCTGCTGTACGTCCATCTGTTAAACATGATGCACAACAACGCAGTGAAGATGATATTACTCATATTATTGTAAATATTATTAAAACAAATAAAATGTTAGATGAAAGAATTAGACAAAATGTTTCACAAAATGTTATTGATGATTGGACAACATTGTTACAATATCATATTGCTACATTAGTAGATAATAAAATTCCTGGTGTAGCTCCAGTTGCACAACGTTCTGGACGTCCATTAAAATCTATTAAAGAACGTATTAATGGTAAAACCGGTCGTGTTCGTGGTAATCTTATGGGAAAACGTGTAGATTATAGTGCACGTTCTGTAATTACAGCAGATCCAAATTTATCTATTCGTGAACTGGGTGTACCAGAAAAAATAGCAAAAAATATTACAAAACCAGTAGTTGTAAATAATAGAAATAAAAAATTCTTACAAAAATTAATTGAAAATGGTCCAGAAGTATGGCCTGGTGCTAAAATTTTGGAAAAAAAGAATAAACAAAGTATTTCATTGCGATGTGCTTCTAATCGTAAAAATATTATATTAGAAAATGGAGATATTGTTCATCGTCATATGATGGATGGTGATGCAATTTTATTTAACAGACAACCTACACTTCATAGAATGAGTATGATGTCTCATATTGTTAAAGTTATGAAAAAAGGTGATACATTTAGAATGAATGTGGCAGATACTAAACCATATAATGCTGATTTTGATGGTGATGAAATGAATTTACATATGCCACAAGATCTAGAATCAGAATCTGAATTAAGAAATTTGGCAGCTGTACCTTATCAGATTGTAAGTCCTGCAAATAATTCACCTATTGTTGGTATTTTCCAAGATTCATTGTTAGGTGCTCATCGTTTTACACGAGAAAACATTAACTTTAGTCCTAGAGATGCAATGAACTTATTAATGCATTATCCTCATGTTGATACTAGTTTATTTGAAAATAAAGAAAATATTACTAGTTTTGATATATTATCTCAAATTATTCCTTCACTAAGTATTAAACATAAAAATAAATTATTTAAAGAAGGAGACGATTATGATAAATCAAATAATATTATTGAAATAGTAAATGGTAAATTGTTGCGAGGTCAGTTGGATAAAGGTTCTCTTGGATCTAAAGGTGCAGGTTTATTGCACAGAATATGTAACGATTTTGGAAATATGAAATCCGCAGATTTTATTGATAATTTACAAAATATTGTAACAGATTATTTGAAATCAAGTTCTTACAGTGTAGGTATTAGTGATTTAGTTTCAAATCAAGAAACAACTGATAAGATTGCTGATATTATTACAACAAAAAAAACAGAAGTTAAAAATATGATTCATGAGATCCATTTGGGCGTATTTGAAAATGACTCTGGTAAAAGTAATCTAGAACACTTTGAAACTAAAGTAGCAGATATCTTATCTCAAGCACTTAATAAAGCAGGTAAGATTGGTCTAACTAGTCTTGATAAAAATAATCGTTTTGTAACCATGGTTAATGCTGGATCTAAAGGTTCAGATATTAATATTTCACAAATGATTTCTTGTTTGGGACAACAAAACGTTTCAGGTAAACGTATTCCTTATGGTTTTGAAAATAGAACATTACCTCATTATAATAAATATGATGATAGTCCTAATGCACGTGGATTTGTTGAGAATTCTTATATTAAAGGATTAACACCTGAAGAATTATTCTTTCACGCACAAGGTGGTCGTGTTGGTCTTATTGATACTGCCGTAAAAACTTCTCAAACTGGTTATATTCAGCGTCGGTTGATTAAAGGATTAGAAGATATTAAAATGGAATATGATGGAACTGTCAGAAATAATCAAAATAAGATCGTTCAATTCGTATATGGAGGAGATGGTATAGATACTGTTCGTATTGAAAGTCAACGACTTCCATTTCTTAATAGTTCCATTGAAGATATGTATTATCATTATTATATTCCAGTAACCAAAAAAGAAGGAGCTATATTAAAACCTTATACAAAACAAACATTGAGTAAAATGAAAAAACAAGATGATGAATATAAAAAAAAGTCCGAGTTCTATTCAGCATATTTAATAGAAGCACAAAATAGTATAATGCGACATGTATTTAAATATAAGAAAAAATCAAATAATGATATTCATATTCCTGTTGCATTTCAAAATATAATTAATAATACACAAAATCAAATGGAATGCAATATTGAATCTAGTGTAGATATTACACCACTTGATGCTTTAACAATGATTGAAGAATATTATACAAAATTAGAATCATTATATTATTCAAAACCAAATGAATTATTTAAAGCAGTTTATTACTATCATCTTTCACCTAAAAATTTGTTGCAAATTAAAAGATTTAATAGACTTACATTAGAATATTTACTAGAACAAATTATATATTCATATAAACGTTCTATTGTAGCACCAGGAGAAATGGTTGGTATGATTGCAGCACAATCTATTGGTGAACCTACTACACAAATGACCTTGAATACTTTCCATTTTGCAGGTGTAGCATCTAAATCTAATGTAACACGTGGTGTACCTCGTATTGAAGAAATATTATCATTATCTGAAAATCCAAAAAATCCATCACTAACAATTTATCTTAAAGAAGAAGATCAAACGGATAAATTAAAGGCACAATCTATTATGTATATGATTGAACATACAAAACTAGAAAGTGTTGTAGAACAAATACAAATTTGTTTTGATCCAAAAGATACAGATACTATTATTGAAGAAGATAGGGATTTACTACAACAGTATAGTGCATTTGAAAATATAATTGATGAATGTATTGATGATGATGAAAATACAGATAACAAACTTAAATCAAAATGGATTATTCGTATGAAAATGAATGCAGAAACTATGTTAGAGAAAAATATTACAATGGATGATATTCATTTTACACTTACAAATATTTATCAATCTGATATTTCATGTGTATATAACGATTATAATGATGATAATTTAATTTTTAGAATTAGATTAGTAGATGCAGTAAAGAAA